TGGGAGCATTTGCACTATTAAAAATTACAATATTATCTTTACCAAATACTATTAATTGATTATTAAACGTTGCTATAGCTGCTATTTCATCTCTAGAAAAAGCAAAGTTAGCAACTAAATCTATAACCCCACCACCGTTTTCAGTATCCCATAACTTATCATTATTAAAAGCACTAAATCTAATAGTAGTTTTATCTTGGTCTACAGCCCATAATCTACCAAACGCAGATAATATAACATTTCCTTTTGGCATTTTAACTGTAGTCCATACCGCACTGTTATCTGTAACAGTAGCTCCCTCTGTTGCAGAGAAGGTAGGTTCAGAACCTGCTGATGTACCTGCTGTAGTACAAACAAAATATCTTTCTAATGTTGCAGAACCTACAGCTTTAACAGCATCTCCTTTTGCGTAAGCAGTACTTGCTGCCCAATTAGTATGTTGGCTATGTATTGTCTCAAAATTACCACTTCCATCCCAGTATATAGGAAATTGGGATTGGCTAACTCCTATAACTTTACTATTAAAATTAGCAAATTGCCAATTTGTATCGCTAAAACTAAGAGAACCCGTTTTCTCTACTAGAGCTGTAGTTCCAGCATATAGTTTTCCATTCGTATTATCTACAGTAATTATATGTGTAGTAGATGTATCTTCTATGTATTCAAAAGTTTGGTCTAAAGTTGGATTACCAGATATAGGAGTAGTAGTTACTTTTAACATTCCTTTTCTAGCTGCTATCCTTCCTAAGTCATCAAAGACAGCGTTATCTAAAAATAACGCCCACTCTGGACCAAGACCCAAGGAAGAACTTTGTGTATTCAGTCCTAATCTACCAGGCGATCTTATCTGTACTGGTAATAATTTTGTAGCCATCTTATACTACCTCAACATCGCCTTCGTTAGGATAAGACCTCCTATCCAATGCTATCGCTGTTTGTAAATGGAAACCATACTTTTGGGATATTTCATCCATAAGTTGTCCACCATCTTCACCTCGTTCTGATATACATAAGCCCCACGCTCCGTATATCATAGCTTGTCTGCCAAGACTTAAAGTTAATTTTTCATCGTCAGTTGACAAGTCTTTTTGTGGATTAACTACTTCTGCTTTTATAGTGTAAACACCATCTGGAGTAGCAAGTAATTCTACTTGTTTATATTCAGTAGCAGCATTTATACCTCTATCTCTATAATAGATAGGTATAGCATTAGACTGTGTTCCCACAAGAGTACTTTTATTATAGTAATCTTCAGTAACTTGTCTCATCCTAGAGTTCTGTGTAGAGTTCCACATAGAAAGTAATTTGGTTCTTACTGTTGTTAAAGGTAAAGAATACAAAGATGTACCTGATACCGTATCAAACTGAACAGTTTCTCTGAGTTGTCCCCAATTCCAAGCGTCTTCACACTCTTGCTTTACATCATTAAGGAAAGAAGCCACCATTGTAGCATAAGTACTTGATGCTATAGTAGAACTAGCACCAAGTTCTGGTTCTCTTAACCGCCTTAAAACTTCATTTACTAATTCTTTCCTAGTAGCCATTTATATACTATCCTCTTATTTTCTTATTGCTAAAGCAACTAATTGGTCTACTGTTCCTCCTCCTGGATACCTAATTTCATGTATATCACAAAATGCGGATAATGCACCAAGGGTTGCTTTATGCTCTAATATTTCATACTTACCCTGTTTTCCTAAAACAGTTAAAGCGTGAAGTGCGTCTACTTCTAGTACTTCTCCAGTTTCTTTATGTTTAACTTTAGCTCTACCTTCAGCTAAAGGCTTAGAAACGGGTTCTGCTTTAACAGCAGTGTGTTCTTTTTTTACTTGTGCTTTTGGCATTATTGCCTCCTACAGTTACCTTGTTTCAGGCTGTAATTAAATTTTATTTACTACCAAGCTGGTCGTGCTACTAATACTTTCATAACTCCAGCATTAAGAGCGTCTGCTGCAAACTCACCTTTATCTGCTTGTATATATAAACTTACAACATCAGCAGCAGTAACAGCAGCAGTAAGAACTGCTTGGTCTGAACCGTCACTAAGGTCTACACTACAAGAAACACCAACAACCATGTCTCCTAACTCTACGCCAGGAACTGCCATAGTAACAGTTAATGTATCATTAGCATCTATTGCGTCTTGATCAGCCCAAGTTGCTTTTACAGTCCACATATCACTAGCAAAAAAACCTGTGAATTGCTTACGACCCCTACGTACTTCATTAAGGGTTAATGTATTCGCCATGATAAAATCCTCTATTTATAAATTATAAAAAATGGGAGCAGGGCGAACCATACTCCCGTTATATTACTCAGGTGATATAATACATACACCAGCATCGTCACGAAGCTCACCTACACCGTAGATTGTATCTGCGGTAAATAGGTCAGATAAGTACTCTTGCATATATTGACTTTGAGCGCGAACACCCATTTGCTCAACATACGCTATTGCTGAACGATGAAATAAGCAGTTAGCTCTATATCCCGTACTACCATCATCAGCATCAAAACTAGCTACGTTAGTAGATACGTATATTGGAACACCGTAAACATCACCGATATGACCATTACGAATAGTATTCGCAGGTCCACCTTCACCAACAAACGCTTGTTCAGTAAAACGAGAAAGACCCATTAGGCTTTTCTTTTCTACTGGAGCGATAACAAGATAACGTTCTGATAAAGGAACGTCTGCGTCATCTAGTGTTTGAATTACTTTGCGAAGACCAGCGTCAGCAATAGCAGTACCGTTACCAGTATTTGTATTTGCTGCGTCATTAAAAGCGGTTGTACCGTCAGAGCCAATGACTCCTGCGGTATAAGAGCTTCCATCTGCTGTAGCACCGTTTAAGGCTTCAAACAACCCATGTAAGTGAGTATCAACTTGTTTAGCTAATGCAAATCCAGCATCGTCAGTATAAAACTTACGATAACTATCAATTGCTTGAATTTCAGCCATGTCTTCAATTAAGCGAGAGTATTCAAAATGCTTGTCAATTGAAATATCTTTTTTGGTCGCTGTATCTGTGATAAGTGTTACTGCGTTAGCTCCTACACCTTTAGCAGATGCGCTACCACGAGCCTGCACAGGAATATGTACAGTATCACCTTTTTTGCCGTTGTGCATAATCTTTGTTACGAGATTAGCTACGACAAGGTTTGCTTTAAATGCACCAATAATCTCGTCCGACCACATTTCAGGTATATAATTCGCCTGTGTAGTAATCGTTTGAGAATTGGCTGCTGAGAAAGCTGCCATTTTACTTCTCCTTTGTTGTTAAATTATCTATCTAACCCTACCTTCAGAATACGCTTGTCTGATTTCATCAGCCATTTCGTAATACTTGTTAGGATTAGTAGCTCTTAGGTTAATAAGTTCTCTACGAGAGAAAGTTTTGGTTGACGTTTGACCTGTACTACCAGACTCGGTGCTAAGCTCGTTAATCTTTTGTTTCGTTGCTTTTTGAGTTTCAGCCTTAGAAGGGGTTTCCTTCGCAGGGTTCAATGCTTTCCAAGTATCTAACAATTCAACGGCAGCATTATATTCAAGCTGGTCATTGGCGCGTCTATACAAATCTGCTCTAATAGGTGACGAATTGACCCAATCAGAAAATTCAGGAGAAGCTGCGATAGTCATATAATCAGGGTGCTGTTGTTCTAACTTATCTCTAGTAGAGACATCTTGGTTAGCTTTTAGTTCGTCCCTGACAGGACGTAGCTCTTGCTGTATCATTTTTCTTACGGATTCTAACGGATTATCATAGTCAAACTCTTTAGGTTGCTCTTCTTGTTGAGCCTGCGTTTGCCTATTTTTATCTAGCTCTTGCCGTAGCAAGTCGTCTGCAAGCTTGCGAGTGTCACCTAACTCTTGGGCTTGCCGACCTAGTTTTTTTTCTAATTCCTCATAAGATTTAGACACATCTGCAATAGACTTATCTTTAAACTTATCAGGAACTTCATATTCTGGTTCTTTATTTTCAGGTTCTGCTGCAACCTGTTGTTCTTCTAGTTCATTTTGTGCATCAACCGTATCTTGAACATTTTTATCTAGTATCAGTACTTGTTCTTCTGCCATATCTATTTCCTCTTAGTATTAAGTTCACCATGTGTTTCATGTATTCTTTCCCATTTACTAGCAGCAGTGGGAAAGTGACCTGTAATACCTTCCAATTTGAATTGAGAGGCTGATATAACAAACTTACTTAGCTTATTACATTCTGGACAGGGCTTTTCTGCTTCTCTGTCTGCTAATGAACATATCTTAGAAAATCTACCGTGCGTATTACACGAATACTCGTATAACATTACCCACCATCCTCTATTTGTTCAATATAATTTTTATCATCTTCTTCTTTTTCTTGTCTTCTAGCCTCATCATACATATTTTCCATGTTATTTTCTAATGATAATATCATGTCAATATAATGAATAGCCCCTTGCAATTTACCTAATTCAAGTTCTGATTTAAGTTCATAAAAACCCGCTTTAAATAAAGCATCTCTTTCTTCTATAATTGTTTTTTTATACAATTCCCAACCTTTAGAACCAAACATTTCAAAGTAAGATTCATAAACATCTTCGTGTTTCTTCAACATAAGTTACCCTCTAGGTTATTGGGGGAATCCCCGCCTGTGCAGCTAATTGCTCTTGTTGCCCTTGTGCTTGTTGCTGTTGTTGCATTTGTGCTTGTTGTCTTTCTCTTTCTAATTTCTCAGTATCTACTTCTAATTGTTTTATACCACGAAATCCCTGAACTACATTATCATCTTCAATTTGTTCAGCTTTAGCAAGATTAAGAATACCAGCAGTCTTCTTATAAACCGCATCACTTCCAGCTTTAAACTCATTTGTTTCTGCTTTCTGTGCTTCTATCTTAACAAGTTCCATTTGAACTGGGTCAACTGGAGGTTCTTGTGGTTGTAGGCTTTGTTGTAATTGCTGGTCAATAATAGGCATCATTTCTTCTCTATTAGAAATGCTACTTAATTCGTATAATGATTTTATTAACATCCAATAACTAGGAGAGTTTGGAGGAGAAGTATTTAATAATTGTACTAATTGCTGTACTTCTAATTCCCTAGCCATAATTCCTAAAGTAGAATTAATAACAAATCTTAAATTCATTACTGGATACTTTTCAGAATCTAATTGCATATAACGATAAGCAGACTTTTTAACCCACTCATCTAATAAATTAATTTCTATATTTTGTAAAGTTCTTTTATTACGTTTAATTGCGGCAGTAGTAATCATACTCATACCAGTAGCCGTTGTATTGCGTGGGTTTTGTCCAGTAGGAGCTGCTGCTTGAAACGCACCAGTTCCCATTTCAACCATTCTTTCTAAATCTCCTGATTGATTAAAAGATAAAGATGTAGGAGGTTGGAAATTTATAGGTTGTATAGCTTCCGCTGCTGGTCCATTAGTAAATATAGACCTACCTGGATAAACTTTAAAAGTAGTATTCAAATCTCGTGGAACTAAAGCTGCATTAATAGCAATCATAGGATGAATAGCATAACTCATAGC